GGGAGCGGATGGCCTTGAGGAGTTCCGACCTCGGCACGGTGTCACTGGCACCAGCCTCGGCCTCAGCTTCGGCCTCCTCATCCTCCTTCTCCGAGTCGTCAGTCTCCTTGCCGCGGCCACCGTTGACCGCGTCGGACAGAAGCCGGTTGGCCTCCTCGTCCTCTTCGTCACCCTCGGAGCCGTTGCCCTCGGGCTTGGTGTCTTCGCTTTCCTTGGCCATGGTGGCCTCCCGTGTTCGAAGTGCTGGTGGTGTGGATCAGGCGGAGACGGTACCGTCGGGCCGCCAGTTGGGCGGGATGAGGTTCGCCTTGCCCATGGCCCGGGCCTTGGAGATGATCAGTTTCCGGACGCGGATCTTCTCCGGCTCACCTCCGGCGACGGAACCCGCAGCCTGGATGGCCTTCTTCAGGTCGTCCTCGTTGTTGATGCGGAACGTGCCGCCCGGCGAGGTGCCGTCGGCCTTCTTCGGGGGTAGAGCCACCTTTTCCTCCTAAGGTTATCGGTCGAACTATACAGCATCATCCCGGAAAGTTTCTACTCTGCGGGAAGTTGCCGGCGGCCAGTGCAGCACGGGCGCGCCGAACAACACTCGGGGGCAGCCTGGTTCCCGGCTGACGTAGAAGTCGGTCGAGGGCTCGAAGGCGAGCCGCGTTCGACTCGGAGGGAAGGGACCAGCCGCGGGCAATGGATCGCTCCGCTTCCCTCTTGAGGGCGTCTGGGGTTTCCTGTCCACCATCCCAGGGAACAAGACGGCAGCGGCAATGCGGATGGCGGGGCGGCTTACCGGTGAAACCGCTCCAAGCTAGCGGCTTGTCACCCCACGTTAGCGATCCATCGAAAGACTGCCCGAACCTCGCTACTTGGCCGGACAGGGCGATGCAGTTCACGCAGGCGTTCCGCTCAGCGACCCACACCACTCCTCGTGCTCCCATGCTCCGAGCTGTGATCTCCGAAGCACGAGCCGCCGTGTTGTTCACCTCTGAGGAGGCTACCGCCTTGAGTTCTTCGCGGGCCCGGTTCACGATCTTCTCGGCCTGCTCGGGCTCTTGCTCGATGCGGCCTACTGCCGCGGTGATCGACTGCTCCACTCGCTGGGGATATGTTACGGCTGGGGCAGGTGGTAGCTCTCTCGGGTTCAGGCCTCGTCGGACAATCGTCGGGCGCCGCCCAGAAATGACCTGAAGGGCGCCTGCGGCGATTGCTGTACCGACGTTGAACACTTGCGCGAGCGTACTACCAATGAAGCCCGTAACAGTCGTCTGTGACGTTAGGAGAGCCTGTGCGCTGTAGCCGAACTGTGCGACAGCAGAGGAGATGATCTCTCCCACTCCCGCGGAGACGTACTCCTCCCACTTGACCAGCGTTGCGCCGGCCTCTTGGTCAACCAGTTCGTCCTCTAGCGCCATGGCTTAGCTCCCTGCCGGCGGAGCGGGAGTCTGAGCGACGGGGGGCGGGGTTGGTGCCTGGGTGGGTAGCGGAGTGCCAGCGGGTGCAGTGGCAACCGCGTTCTCCTGCTGGAGATTTGCCGGCATGGGCTGACCGGGGATGGGCGGCGGGTTGACCGCGGCGGATAGGTCGATGCCGGGCCCGTCCGGGTTGTCCTCGGTGTAACCCCACGACGTGACCTCGGCCTCCGTGTAGCCGGCCTCCAGTAGGGTCTGACGGACAGGAACTCCCGCTCGCTGCTGAGCCTCCACACCCTCCCAGCCTTCCTTGCCGGAGACGATCTGAGAGGGTGCCCAGCGAACCTTGATTTCCGCGTCAAGACCGAGCAGGGACAAGCCGTAGCCCACGGCGTCTTCCCACGTCGCCTCGGCGGAGAGTTGTCGAGCGTTGACCTTCGAGAGGAAGGGAGACTCGCCCTTCCGCTGCGACTCACCAGAGGCAGGTGTGGAACTGGCGCCAAGCGTCACGAGGAAGTATGAGATCGGCGTGGCGGTGACCGCGGCCATGAGACCGGTGAATTGGTTGATGGGCTTGAGGAACTGGTCCACCTCGGCCGCGGTGAACTGACCCACCGACTTCATGTTCCGCAGTGGCCAGATGCGGCCCGGCCCGGAGATGAGCTGGGAGTGAAGGTCGCTCGGGTTCTGGTCGCCCGACTCGTTACCCGCTTCCCAGTCCAGGTCGTCGTCGGTCGTGGTGCCCGTCTCCTGTAGTGCCCACCGCTGCGGGAAGGCCGCGAAGTCGGAGGTGGACATCATGTTGGTGATGAGCTTGGTGAGGGCGTCCTGGGCGCCGTAAGCCTTCTTGTGCTCGGGGCGTCCGTACGGCCTCGCGGTGCGGAAGTGGAAGAACGGGATCTCTCCCGTCTCGTTCTCCACGTGACCCATCTCGTCGGTGGAGTCGTCGTGGTAGACCTCAAAGTCGGCAGCGCCGGCGCGATCCGTGTTGCCCTTGGAGATGAACTTGAACGTACCGTCGGGGTAGTACAGGTTCAGTCGGATCCGCTTGTTCTTCTTGGAGCCGATCTCCCACTTCTTGATGGCCAGCCGCTTCTCGCGCGGGTTCTCGTCGTCGTACAAGACGCGGACGTTCATGGGGGAGTTGAAGAACAAATCCACCCGGTTGTCGTCCTGGTCGTTGATACCCACGAACAGGTAAGCATCCCCGTAAGCCAGCATCTTGGCGTGGACCTCGGGAGACTCGATGTCCATCTCATTGTCGCGCCAGATCTTGGAGACGGCCTCATCCAGGACCCTCTCCTCTTCGGTCATCTCCTCAGCGGGAGAGACCTCCACAGAAACCGAGGAACCATCTTCGGCTTCCTCAACCTCTCGGTCCTCGATTTCCTCCTCTTCCTCGTCGTCATCGATCGGCTCAGCCGTGACCGCGGCAATCTCCATACGGTCCTGTACGGCGTCAACGACTCGACCGGCTAGGTTGACTCGGAAGTCCGTCTCGGAACCCGTGAGGAGTTCCTGGATGGCTTTGTTGAGGAACTTCTCCTTGACGGTGCCCTCGTAGTAGGCCTCGGCCTGCTCGTAGGCTGGCAACGCGTCGTTGAGCTCCTCCAGAGCCTCTTCCAGGTCTTCCCAGACCTCCGGAGGCGGCAGGCTCACGACGTGAACCGCCTCCTCCTTTGCCTGCTCCACCTCAGTGGCCATGAATGCTCCCGCGTTCGTGGGTGTGTAATGTCCGTTCCGGACATTATTCTGAATGTAGCATGGGCCGCACCCATGTACAAAATGCCAACACGAAATTCCTTTTGACTGGTTAGCCAAAAGGTTAAGGAGGAATTCAGGGTTCTAATATTGGACGGAATTACCTCCCGCTTTCTTGGTGGGCTTGAGGAAGTACGCTACGCCGGCGCCGACGGCGTCCACCATATCGTCGTTGAGGACGTTGGGGAAGGCGAGCATCTGAGATTCCAGCTCCGGGTGCGCCTTGGAGTGAACCACTCGGCCTCGCTGGTAGTGGTTAAGCAGGTGCGAGGCTCGTACCTTCTTGGCCACCGACTCGTTGTGGATGACGACCTTCACCGGCATGTCGTGGAAGACCGAGTGCCAGGTCTCGCCACCTTGGTTCGCCTCCACGCGGATGCGGCCGATCTGCGGGAATAGGGAGCAGACCTCCAGAGCCTTCTTCCGCATGTTCTTGGGCGAGAGCTTGAACTGGCGGCAGTACCACACCGCACACTTACGCTCGTCCCGGTCATAGGCAATGACCGCCACGCCGTAATAGTCGGAGCTGGTCTTGCTCGTCGTGGCAGGGTCGATCTGGAGGAGCACGTGCGTTGGGTGTGGAACGTCCCCGTACACGAAGTCGTCCGGCACCCAGTAGTCGCCGTCCATGCGGATCGGCTGGTTGAGGAAGTTCTTCTTAAACGAGGTGGTGTGTTTGATGGACGAGAGATAGTCCATGGGCCACTTGTACGGCCAGATGGATCTCTCTGTCCCATCCTCATTCTGGAGGATCGGCTCGATGTAGACCACGGAGAAGTTCTCGTCTTTGATCCACTGCGGCGTCTCCTTGGTCGTCGTCACCGTCTCGACCAGTTGGTGGACGATTGAACCCGGCATGGTAACCGTACCGATGAGCGCCACGTGTGCCCGCTCGTTCATAGCCAGGACGGTGTCAATGACCGTGATGAGGCGTTTCTTCATCTGATACTGGGAGTAGTTGGCCTCGTCAGGCTCGATGTCGTCCAGGATGATCAGATCGGGCCTACGGTTCTGTGGGTCCACTAGACCCAGGATCTCAGAGTCGAGCCCTGCGGCCGTGAAAGTGAACTCCGACTGGCTGTGGTACATCTCCTGGGTGTCAGCTACGTTACCGCCGCTGGGTCGCTTCGCCGGCGTGACGAGTCGCGGGAAGTCCTGCCGCACCAGTTGGTTGGTGTCCACCTGACGTTTGAAGCCGGACAGGTGCTTCTGTGCCTGGGTGGCCGACGAGGAGAACGCGGCGATAAACTTCACGTGCTCATGGCACGAGGCCCACATAGGCAGGATCTTGAACACCCACGAGGACTTACCAGCCTCACGGGGAGCGACGAACGCTGTCCGCGACTCACGAGCCTTGATGGGCTCCTTCCAGCGCTGGACGTAGCGGCATAGCTCCAGGTGAAGCTCCGCAAACGAGATGTGCCCCGCGTCGTCGGTAATGAGGTTCCGACAGTACACGAGGGCGAACAACATGGGATCGTGCTTGGTCATGTAGACCCGACCCTGAGGTGTGAACACCTTCTCGGCCGTGTCGTCATCCAGGCGCACCCACTGGGTCAGAGGTCTGTCTCCGCTCCATCCCTTCTCGTCCACCATGGTGGCAAAGGTGATGGCATTAGCCAAATACACCTCATGGTCGAACGTGGAAGCGTTGATGGTGGGACCAAGCGGGTCATCCGCGAGAGTGGTTACCATCCGACTTGGCCCTCCCCTCGCGGATCATCTGAGCCAGCTCCATGTCGGTACTGTCCACCTGGTGGATGGTCGCCTCGACACGAACCGGCTTGTCCAGGCCGAGGAGCTTGGCTCGCCGCTCGGACACCTTGAGGATGCGGTCGATGATCTTCATCACGGGGTCGATGTCCGGCACCGGATCGCCGGTCTCCATGTAGACCACCTGACCCGCGGAGACCGTGTAGTAGTCCTCGTCCAGCATTCCCCACAGTCGCTCCTCCAAGAGATCCAGCTTCTGGACCTCAATCTCCCGGTGTCGGGTGGCTTCACCTTCGAGGAGCTTGGGGGTATACTTGTTGAGGAGGCGCTGAACCTTGAAGACGGAGCACTCCATCTCGTCGGCGATGGCCGCTAGGGTCATCTTCTCAGGGCCCGTGCGGAGCTCGAACATCTTCCTGGCGGTGTCCGCCTCGGCCTGGCGGTTCTGTCGCGTGGTGAAGGGCGTGACCCTCGTACCGCTCCTGTGGGTGGCCATTGACAGACTCCCGGGCTAGTGTGGTGAAGTTGGCTACCACATCATGGTAAGCCTGTCAATGGCCCTGTGTCAACTAGCCCGCGAGGGGTCCCACCTGATCAGAAGCCATCTGGATGGCCTCCTTATAGATGCGGGACATCTTCTCCGCAGTCATCACGGCCGCGTGTTCGATCTCGCCGGCACGTAGGACAGCCCCATCACCCTCGAAGGTGGTGAAGGTAATGGTCTTCTGGGGAGGCAGGTTCATGAAGTCCGCGGCGCGCTGGGTGGCAGTGGCGATAGACGGGAAGTCCTCAGGCTCCGTATCGATGACTGCGCCACCCTTGGTGACGAACTGGAAGCACACGGACACCCGGGTCTGGTCAGCGTGGGACATCGAGAGGAACCTCCGGAAGCATCTTGCCGGCACGGCGATGGGTCAGGACAGGAGCGGTGAGCCAGAGAATGACCGCGGTCAGGGCCAGGTGCCACCCGTGACCTTCCCACCAGACGGCACCCAGCAAGGTCCCGAAGGCGGCCGTGTGTAGTACGCGACTGCACCACACCTTCCAGCGAGGGATCTCCATGGAGCGGAGCTCCATCTCTACAGCCGGCTCCAGGGGTAGACCTTCGAAGCCAGGCGGCAAGCCCTCACCCAGGAACTCCCAGGTCTCGCCTTCGATCGGAGGGTGTGGTAGACGGATTCGGCCGTCTCGCCCATCGGACAGCACGACCTCCAACACCTCGTCGTGGAAGACGCCCTTGGGAACCTCTCCCATCCAGGTGAACGAGCCGAACCAGCGGATGGCGTAGCCGACCGCCTGGGTTCGAGCGGTCATGTAGACATCGCGCGTGTCCTCGTCTCCGATGGTCACCGTGGCTATGCCCTCGAAGATGAGGACCTCAGTTGCCGGGTTGGCCATCAGATCTCACCGTCCGCCGGCTTGTGGCTCTCGTGGCCCCACCCCTGAGGGGACTGGAAGATCTTGGGGGCCTTGTCCCCCAGCAGGTTGACGCCGAGGGCGAGGAACAGACGCTTGCCGTAGTTCCGTCGCCACCAGACTCCCGCGCGCTTGCACATGCTGTGGCGCTGCCAGCCCCAGTAGGAGTGTTGTTCGCCCCAGCCGAACTCCAGGGCACGACCTTGGCGCTGGCTCTTGCAGCGGCACTCCTTGCCCTTGGGGTCCTCGTACATTCCGACCACTCGCTGGTCGGTCGTGTCGATGAACCTCTGGGCCGACTCGGGGTCACCGAAGTACAGCAGGACGATACGTCCCGGTGGCTTCTCAGCCATGTGATCCTCACTCGGTTTAGCGAATGCGACGGAATGAGTCTATCAGATGTGGGCCCGAGATCACAGTCTGTGTCGGCGAGCGCGCTACGTGACCGAGAGTAATTTAGACATTCTCGGTCAGAACGATTAACGCAGCAGCTAAGGACCTATTTTTCGTCATGTCGTTCTGTGTCGTTCTCAAGATCAGAACGACTCGTTTTCGTGACGGAGAGTAGTCACAACGCCCTGACGTGCAGGTTTCTTGATCGGAAAGTCCCAGACACGGGTGTTGTTATGCTGCCCGGCTAGCCGGGTCGCCCTTCGCTGCGCGGCGGAGCCGCTCAGCAGCGCAAGGCGATGCGAAGCACAGCATAACACCCTGTGTCAAGGGTAACATGGAACAGCTAGGCGGGAACCAAAAATGGTATGGAACAAAAGTGTGACGCACGTCACATCCAAAGATTCTCGTGAGAAACCATGATCGGGTCACGCTCACACGGGCTATAGATGAACACGCGCGTACGAGTAGGACGCGTTAGGAGACTGTGCGGCGCAACACGGGGTGCGGCTTCTCTGGAGAATGACGGGTTTGACACGTCGGATGAGAGGAGCTAATGTTGTCTCCATCGCAAGAACACGAGGTCACCACGACTCGTGAACTTACTATCCGTATACACGAGAGTAGAGGATCACATCATGGCCGCACGCAGCGCGAAGTCCGCCGCCACCCCCGAGGTCGTGGAACCGCAGGTCGACGAGGTCGAGCTGGACGAGGAGCTCGAAGAGGAGGACGGCGAAGAGGTCGGTGGTCCCGGCGAGCCCGACGGCGACCTGGACGACCTGGAGCTGGACGAGGTCGAGGAGGGCGACGAGGAGGAGTCCGCGGACGCCGAGCAGGCCGAGGCCCCCGCCAAGAAGCG